CGACCAGTCCTGTGGGTAGGCGCAACCCTGACACCATAGGATAGAGTAGATCACCACTGCCGAGAACCACACCGCTAGGGGTACGGCAAACAGCAGCATGAGGATGAAGCCTCCGGAACGCATGAAATCGCCCCGGTTACGATAGTGGGAGATAATGATCTCTGACTTGATCTTCTCTCGATCCGTCTCAGCCTCGATGCGTTTGTCCACTGTCTCGAGGACTCGGTCAAGAAGTCCTCCCGTCAACAGTGAGCCGAGCCATTGAAAGATCTTAAGCATCAGCGATCTCCCTCAGCCCATTTCTTGATGCGCTCCCGGTAAATCCAGGCAAGTGCGCCAGCAGCGATGAGAGCAAGTGCAACCTCGGGAGAGACACCCAGGCCATCGGACACGGAAGCAATCAGAGACTTGACGCTTTCCATGGTCTGACCAGCTGTTGCTGCTGCTGCTGCGAGGATAGCCTGGATCGTTGTCGACTGAGCTGGATTGGCACGAGGCTGGGAACCGTCGCGTTTCTCGTTCACCACAGGAGCCGGCTTCTCGTCAACGCCGTATCCGACAGCCAGAAGAGCCGCCTCGTAGTCCCGGGCAAGTTCTGCGATGGCCTGAGCCTTGTCGGTACCGTTCACGCAGCGCCGGGCGCCGACGTAGTCAGACCGTTTCAGAGTCACATAGTCGGTGAGTTTCTTGCCTGTCCACCAGCCTTCCATGATCCCGTCGACTAGAGCAACGACGGCAACCTCTGCTTCCATTGCTTTGGTCGGGTCTTCAATCACGTCAACCCCTGTGGCAAGCTTGAGCCGTTGATAGTTGCGTTCCCAAGTCGTTTGAGTGTAGCCCCGACCATGCCACGGATAGTAGCGCAGGTTTTCACGGCGCCAGCGGTCCATGCGTTCGGTAGTCCAGTTGTACTTGGCTTGGAGATAGTAGGCCTCCTCCACAGGAAGCATGGTGCGACCAGACTCCCAATAGGAGGTGGCAAGCACGTAGGCGGTCTGGTTGCGAAGCAGCCCCTTCGTGATGCAGTAGTTCAGGATGAGCTGAGTGTCACCCAGGTTGAGGTCAATGGTTGACATGGGTCTTTCTCCTTATGAGGTCGGTGCCTTGTTGACCATGTAGTGCAAAGCCACGCGAACCGCACCGGCTGTGAAGTTACTCCCGTTCGCAGTGAGAGTGACTGTCGTGCTGGCATAGTTGCCGGCAGGACCGATAGTGCCTTGGTTGGTGGAGCCAAGCGAGATACCCAGCGAACCCCCGAAGCGATTGACAGTCGAACCATCGCCGGCGTCAAAAGACGTTGCTCCGGTGATGGCAGTAGTCACACGAACCGAGGCGCCAAGAATGATGCACTGGTTCGGGAAGGCGATGGTGGTTGTAACAGAAGCGCCCGACAGACCTGTAAGCTCTTCCTCTACACAGTACAGCTCGGTTGCTGCTCCATTCGCAGTCTCGGCGGGTTGATACTGAACCCAGTTCGAGCCGTCATATTTGTAGACGATGGCTTCGTCCTTGGCATAGGCAAACCAACCTTCTTGCGGAGTGTAGAACTCCCAGGCACTGTTCTGGTATGCAGCGATGTTGCCGTCTTCGCCGGCCCAGTCACCTGTCGCCGATGAGCCGACGATATATCGGTCACCTACAGTCGGCGAGCCCGGCGGCGAAGTCAGGTCCTTGTCGATCACGGCCAGCTGGACGATTGCGTCAAGAGCATATAGGCTGTCGTTGACAGTCACATGTTTCTGAGCCTGGGAAGCAGCTACCACAGGCAGGTTAAGGTTTTCGGTGTTAGCCATCAGATTTCTCCTTACGGGTCGATGGTTGCGCGACGTCCGGTTCCTCGACCGACTACATCACTGATTTGGTAGACAATCACATCGGTAGGACCGCTGACGCTGTCTGCAGATTGTTGAGCTGCAGTATACGTTAGTGTAGTTGCGTCTGTCACGGACAAAGTTCTTACCACAGTACTTGATCCCACTCCCGACATGATATCAACTTCGTAAGACTCGCTGGCTTCACTCATAGGGATGTCTGAAGAGTAGTCCCATTTATCGGACCCTAATCGGTCTCTTCGAACCCAACTTATGACCCAATCACCAGAGCTATCTACCGCTTGAACATGGACAGGCGAAAATGGTTTAAGGCCCCTGCCTTCGAAAGTCTTTGTGGTAGTAGTATAAGTGGCATCACCGATGTCTCGATTAGCAGGACCATATCGATAGTAGTACTCTCTTCCTAGGTCATCAAGACTGAGTTGAATAGGCTTAACTGCAGTATCCAAGAAGACGATCCTAGACCCCACAGGTAGATTGTCTTCCATGTTGTCCTCAGTACCCAGCTGACCTCGAAGCAACTTGGACAAGGTGTAAGTATTAGTTCCCGTCAGAGTAGCAGTGACGAATTGTAAGATTTCCCAGCCCCCGCTGCTATTCTCAATAGCAAGAGTATTTCCCCCATTAAGGACTGACTCCTCAGCGAGAGTGCTCAGGCTCTCCGAATAGATTTCCACAGAGAGCTCGTTGGCGTAGTCCCAGAAGTCGGTTATCCCCGAGTTAAACAGTGCAGTAGTCTTGCCAAACAAAGCGGGGGAGGTTAGAGTTGAGTCTAATCCGTAGTTACTTGTCGTGATGGACTTGTAGAGATTTACGTTGGGCCAAGGATTAACGTAAGCTGCAGCATAAGGTTGGTACCCCTGGTCAGTTGACTTAAGTAAAGGTAAGTCCATCAACTCGATGATGGGTGTAGAAGCAACTGTTTGAACGTTAATGGGTGTAGTTCTACCTTCAGCTCCGGTAGCATTAAAGATACCTCCATCGAAGGATCGAGCAGTGATCGCTCGGCCATTACCGTCAGCAACACTTTCGAGTCTAACACTTCTTGACAGGTTTCCGGCAGAGATAGTCACAACATCACCGGCTTCAAGATACAAGAACTCAGGAAGTACCCCGAACTCAGCTGTGGTTCGCTTAGCCCATGCTGAGTATAGAAGTCTATCAACTAGTTGCTGGGCCCGAGCCATATCGATAACCACAGGCATATCGGTGACGGGGGCTCCCGCTGCTTCCACCACTTCCCGAGATTGCTCTACCGAAGCAGGCTCATAGTTACTGAAAATATCGGTGTATCTCAAACTCAGGGAAACTGGGAGCTCAGTCTCCTGTCTTCGAGTGAGTATCACCGGTTCCTCATTTTCGCCCGAAGACTCAAGTATGTCATCTAGGTCCAAAGTAACCAAAGACCTCACATCGACATCGCTCACTGCTTTGAACTGGTCAGCCGACTCGATGATATCAAACATGAACACTGTTGATAGAGGCTCAACGGTGGATCTAAACGAAGTCTTAGACTGGATAACAAAGCCATCACAGGAACCGTAAGCTTTTGAGAAATCAGGAGTTCCTGGTAGTTCGTAATCTTCCGCAAGAGCAGTTAGAAGATCGGGCAGGTAGACAGTATCAATTCTCCCGCTGATCCAGTGACCGTATTGCCAGTTTGCGTAGTCACCCCAAGTGTCGCCATCCACAGGGAATGTGGGCCAGGGTCGGGCGTCGTAGGCCCAGTAGCACATCCGGTTCTCATCAACCATACTGTCTGCATAGACAGAAGAAGTCGGGTTATTCCCGTTTGCCGGGTCCCAGTATTCTTTAAAAGCTCGGATGTATTGTCGTTGTATCTCATCGTCCCTACCGCCTGCAGAGAAGTGGGGGGTAGCGCTTTCCGAGGATTTGGGGTCATAGAAAACATTGGGCTGATTTGTGCCTTTATCAATAGCAGGACAGCCGTGCTCCGTGAAGATAATAGGCTTGGACTCAGCTACCCATGAAGTCGACGATCCTGACCGAACTCCCAAAGGTCTATCATGGTGAGCATTTTGCCACCACTCTTTGATCCGCTTATTACCGAACACCCAGTCTTCATTAGCTGAGTCAGTATCATCGATTGCAGTTCTAACTTGGTTAGCTCGATCAGAGGCTGAAGCGTAGTAGTAGTCGTAATACTCTCCCCCTTCTATCTGCCCTTTAAGGTAATCCAAGTCATAGAGTGACTGACCCTTGGGATTACCGTAAGAGTCATTGCCTGTTCCGTAGTCATCATGGGCGATACCGTCTCGCCAATCGGACAAAGGCAGATAGTTATCAATACCTATGAAGTCTATGTTACTATCAGACCACAAGGTATCCATGTTGAATAGAACGTCATTGCTACCATCATCTGGGCGATAGCTATGATACTCAGACCAATCAGCAGCGTATCCCAGCTGGGCAGATGGTAGCAGTTTAGCAACCTCGGCAGCCAAATCTACCAAGCCATCAACAAAAGGAAAATCTCCTAAGTTGTCTCGAGCTTTGGTAGCCTCTACCATCTCACTACCAATACAGAAATAATCTACGCCTCCTGCTTGTCGGCACAGCTCAGCCAAGTGTAGGATGAACCTTCGATAACTCCACTCAGCAGTTCCGGTGTAGGTGACAGCGCCCCCTGACCCCGAGAATTCCGAAGCATCTGCTGATCCCAAGAAGTTGTTAGCTTGGAAACGAGCATTCGCTGTCTTGTCCACAGTTCCTGCATACCCGATGGCTGGGTTGCAGGTTATCCTACCTCGCCACGGATACACGTCTTGACCGTTTGATCCTGTGTTATCACTGTAGGGGTTAGGGAGTGTGTTACCCTCCTCAATATCCATTAAGATAAAGGGATAAAGCATTACTTCGAACCCTCGAGCCTTCAGGTCAACGATAGCTCTGTAAACTGATAGATCGTTAGGACTGCCACCGAAGGCAGCACTACCATTATAGGAAGAAACAACATCAGCTGTGGATCGAGTAAGTCCAGCAACAGTCCACTCAATGGGATCAGTCTCCTTGTCACTGCTATCTACTCGGGGCTTAATGTCGCAAGACCCCAGTCGTAGGTCATCGCCAAACCAGGTCACAGTCAAGGAGACCATACCACAGTTAGGCAAGTTCTCCTCCAATTGATCAAGAGCGATTTCCCAGTCAGCAGTGCTAGCCAGGTTGTGGTTGTTTTCAACACGACGCTCAACCACATCATTGTCTGAAGAGCTGCCGTGAATAAGCTGCTCGACTACGTTCGGGTCATAGCCAAACTCAGTAGAACCCGGCAATAGACTAACTGCTTTGATCAGGTCACTTACTGAGTCATTGTCAGATCGGGTGACAGGCTTGGTAACTTCAAAGCTTAGTTGAGGTATCCTGTTACCATAAGAGTTGAGCTGTAAATCTTCGAAGACAACGTAAGCTAGTCCTCGATAAGCCGGAGCGTTTCCGCTACCCTCCTTTGTGGTAATCAAAGGGTCGGGAGTTTGACTTTCTGTCCCGGTGTAAACCCTATAAATGACCTCGCTCAAGTCCAAGAGTTTATTGTCAGCCCACACACGACTGATACCCTGTATCTGACCCTCACATAGTCCGATGGCAAAGTTACCGTAATAGTTGTAGGTGGTGGTTGTTGTAGTGGTACCACCCCCGCCTTTACCGCCTTGAGTGGTTGTATCTTTGACGACCTCCTCCCTAAACCTGGAAGCCCAAATCAAATTCCCTGAAACCCTGAACCTGCCATACCCGCGCCAGATGGGTTGACCTTCCACAGAAGTGAAGACAGGTGCTGACTCCAGTCGAGGACCTTCTTGGTTAAAGTGAAGCGAGGGGGCAAACAGATAGTTATCGATGGCAGAGCCAATAACTGAGCCGATAGCCTGTCCTATAACAGCCGAGCTGACGCCTAAGAAGGTACCACCAATAGCCCCCCCAACAAGTTGACCAAGTCCCGCTAAAAGTAATCCTGCCATTACACTTCCTCCGGCCAGGTAAACGCATAGACGATCTTATCGAGCCACCAGCGATTAAGGTTGATTTCAGTGATCGGTGACCGGTTATACGCATGAATGGCGGTACTGGGTCCGGTCATCAACATAGCATGCTTCGCCACGCGACCTCGTTTCCATCGCATCAATACAACGTGACCAAGCCCCACCTCGTCGAGCTCTACTGGTGTGAGGTATTGCTCAGCCACTTGAAGCATAGACTCTACGTTATTCGAGTCACCCCAGTCCCCGCTATAATTGATAAGCTCAGGTGGCTCTACCTGATACATCTCACGATAAATGCCCCGGATGAGTCCGAGGCAATCAGCACCAACCCCTTTCAAAGACGCCTGATGTTGGTAAGGAGTTCCCAACCAGGATCGAGCTATTAATACTGCTTGTTCAGTCTTTTCCAAGGAAGTTACCTCCTCCGTCTAGGTTGGGGTCACCCGAGTTGACATAGCTCGTAATAGTGCTAGGTCCCGGAACGTGGGGAAACCCCCTGAAGTTGTTAGCGTTGTTGAACTTGGCTTTACAGGTCTTAAACAGTTTGTTACAGCCAGCCACAATCGAAAAAGTATCAGACACAGCTACAGTAAAAGGGAAGGGTTCCCACAGGCTGATGGTTACAATCCCGTTAGAGTTTACATGAACTTTTACTTCCCGAGCAAGACCATTGTTGAGTCCTGAAGTGAAGGTCAGCTTTCCTCGGCTGAACCAGTCAGATGAAAAAGAATCCAGTCCCGTTGCTACCAGCGAAGAAGCCCCGTCAGTGGAGGACACTGTTCCCGATCCCGTGAAGGAAGCTCCTGAGACATCTTTTGAGCACCGAGAATCCCCTAACAAGGCATCGCACTTGTAGTTGTAGAGCCTACCCCTGGTTTGTTGGAGGTAGTGACTGTTCCCCCTGACCTCCGCCTCAAACAGAACCTGACCCCTCCTGACATTACCGATATTGCCTTTTTTCATCAGCAACCTATCTGAAACATTCTCCCAGTTGACCAAGAAGACGGTTACGTCGGCGTTATCATATCGACCAGCTTCAATGTCTGCTTCGCTAATATTGTCAGAGTCTACCGCGCCATAGACATCCATGTTGTCTACGTTCATTCCAAGTTGAGACTCAATCTCTGTCCCTAAAAATCCTGTGGAAGCTTCATAGGTCACACTATCAAAAGTTAAGTCTCGGTCATGATTGGTAAACCCCATGACAACCCCGTCACGTCTTTCAATCTTCCAGCACCAAGCTAGGGTGGTTTGACGAGTGTCCAGGTGAGACTGTAGTGATGCGGGTATGTCAGTCCTCATATTCTGATCTCCACAAGAGGGATGTCGGGAATTGCGCCAGACTCGAAGCCGCTATAGTCAACTTCGAGGTAATCAGTATCAAATCTTACGGGGACGTCGAACTGGTAGCCTGCGGTTACCCCCAAGCCACTGCCAGGAGCAGTAGTAAAGGTTATGACTCCCGTTGTCGTATCCACGGACCATCCCGACAATTGTTGAACTCCGTCGATACCCACGACAACTGAGTTTGCTACGGGTTTTTTGATGTCCCGAGTATATGAGTTTGTAGACCCATAAACTTTGATTAACTGAAAGGTGGTTGTAGAGCCGTCGCCAGCTCCGATTGTCTGATCATCGAAGTTGGGAGTTACAGCGGGCTTGCACGACTTCCAGTCTGATCGATCTTTCCACCTAAACCCGTGAAGTCTACCCCTTCGCTCTTCGAAGAAGGAGATAACCTCATTAAGGTCATCTATATCTTTAATGCCATATCCGGCATTGTAAGTTCTCTTGGAATCCGCCCATTGGGAATTTCGATGCTCATACCCTGAACCTGATACAGATACAAAGGTTTTACGCTGGGGGCCTCCTCGAGAACCAAAGGATATTCCTGTGGGAAATCTAACTTCGTGAAAAGCCATTACTGGTTCCTCCTTCCTCGAGCCAGGAACATGTTAGCCCTAGCAGCAATCTGACTTTGAGACCTACGGAAACTTTCTACGTCTGGGGTTTGGATATACTGGTTTACGATCACAGTACCTCCTCCTCGTGACATAGCTGCTTGGGTTTGTCCTGCAGTCTTTACTCGTCTTGCACCAGCAGGACCATCCTGAGTAATGAGCTCGGGCCCTTGCTCACCCGCAACGAAGTTTTGCCAAGGCATCACGGTACCGCCCCGGGCTTTGCCAGGAAGACCTCCCCCGAATAGTCCTGTGAATAGGTTGGACAGTATCGAACCCAACCCGCCTCGTGACGTGGCAAGCTTCTTGAACATATTGGATAGCTCTTCTTGAAGAAGTTCTGAAGTGGATCGGATTATCAGTCGGTTCATGTCTTTGATGAAATCACTGAACGTGAGCTTACCTGTCTCAGCCAGTCGCTCGAACGCATTGCCGAACACCTGGGCAAGGTTATCAGCTGCGGTCTGAAGCCCATTCTCAAGTTGCTCCATGAGCTCGTTGACTTCTTCGGCCGCTTGCCCGGCAGCAGCACCCACGTCCTGAACACCTGCTGCCACACGCTGCATGGCGTTCTCAATGGCTTGGATACGCACCTCGTCGAAGAAGTCACCCATGAAGTCGGTGTTGAGTTCCTCCTGCATGATCTCACTGATCTGACGTCCCAGCTCAGACCAAGCGTTACGACCTACGCCCATGTGGGTGGACAGGTCAAGCGGTGGAACAGTAAGCACCCCTTCGAGGTAGGAGTTGTTGAACGTCTCGGCTGCTGCTGCGCCAAGGCGCTCAGCCGTGTTGTTCAGCGCATTGCCAGTTTCCATCTCCCACTGGCTCAGGTCGGCGTCATCTAGCGGGCTAATCCGTCCACTGAACCCGAACAGCTCAAGGGCTTTGTCGGCACCCACAAATTCCATAAGGGCGTTGAGGCCCTCGATGAGCTTGTTGATCCCCGCAATCGAAGCATTGACCATGTTCTCCACACCATTGAGAACGAAGTTCACTGCGGCGCCGATTGCATCAGCCATGATAGCGGGTAGTTGATCCCAAATAATCTTGATAGCTTCGAAAGCGAACACGAAGGCCTGAATGATCTTGTCTACCCCACGAAGGATGCCTTGCAGCAGGTCTTGGGTGATGAGATTGACAATTCCATTGATGAACTCAAGAGTGGTGTTCCTGACCGTGTTCCACACATCGTAGAACAGATCAGGTAGCAAGTCCCAGGTAGCCGCCACAATCCGGACTGCTGCTCGTGTCCCGCCGATAAGGGCATTCATGACTTTCGGGAACCACTCGGCAATGAAGTCGAGCACCTCACCGAACTTCTCCTTGAGCCACTGGAGTGGTCCGCCGATAACGTCCATGATCTTCCGACCTAGAACCTGGAACACCGCCTTCACAGTATCCATAAAGGTGACGGACACATCAGTTGTCTTGTTGATCTCCCGGGTCAAGATACCGAAGCCGGCGGCAAGAACAGCAATCGGCCACAGACGCTTACCGATCCCGACCAGCATTCGGCTGATATCCGAGAACGCAGCGCGGACACCGCCTTGACCGGCATAGATTTGAAGGATTTGGGAACCCTGCTGGATCAGCACCGTGAGCGGGTTCATGCCAGTGGCAAGCGTCATACCCACGTCATTGATCTGGTAGCCGAGGTTCATCATCTGCATACGAGCCTGGCCCACAGAACGACCAAAGCTTCGAACGGGTCGGGCGTTAAACGCTGGAGGTGCAGCCGCAGCAGCTGTGCGAAGAGACGCAGCATAGCCATGCACCTGGCGCTGCGCCTCCCGGTAGGTTCCTCCAAGCCGCGAGACAGCCGAGGCGTGACGGTTCAGCTGAGCCATGTATTGGCCCTGTGTGATGAGGCCACGCTGGAGGTCGGTGGTCAGGTTCTCGATGCTCGAGGAGACGGTTTCCCATTGACGAGCCATCTGCTGAGTGGCCCGCTGTGTCTGCGTCACGCCTTCTGCGAGTTCCCCCGAGAGCTGGGACAGGTCAGCACGGACCTGAACGAATAGTCTTTCAATCAGTCTCCCGAGGGCCATCTGGATACCTTTCCATCAGTGATTGGAGTGAGGTTCGGTCAAGCGGGGCCTCGCGGTCCCCCTGGGTTTTCTGGACGTATCCTTTGAAGGCGGCCTGCCATTCCCGAAGGCT